GCCCGCCTGAGAGAGCCCGTAGGCGAGCTGCTGCTGTACCTCTTGGATGGACAGGCCGTTCTGCTCGGCGACGAGGGCGAGGTTCTGCTGCTGGCGGGCGAGGTCCGAAGCCGAGTACTGCTGCTGGGCGGCGGTCCCGAGCTGTTGGAAGTACGCCTGCTTCTGCGCGCGCTGGATGTCGGCGATCTGCCACTCGTAGTTCTTGGCCAAGAGGTTCTCCTGCTGGCCGGCCCCGACGGTGTTCGTCGCCCCGCTCGCGGCCAGGTTGCCCCGCAGGTTCGACACGTTGGTCCCGTAGTTGAGGAGCGCCTGCGCTTCCTGCTCGGGGTACTGCTCGGCGGCGGTCCCGGCTTCGAGGCGTTCGAGGCCGGTGGTCTGGGCCAGGAGGGACTTCTCCTCCGCCAGGCCCTGGCCCTGGAGCCCGATCTGCTGGCCCGAGATGTCGAGTCCCAGCCGCTGGTTCGCCGCCTGCTCGATGAGGTTGGACGCGGTCAGCCCGTACTGGCGCTGGTTGATGTCGTACTGCTCGCCCGCCAGCGCGGCCTGGAGCCCCGACCCGGCGATCCCCGGGGCGATCCCCGAGAGCGACGAGCCGAGAATGTTCTGGAGGTTGTTGGGCGAGGCGTTGAAGTTCTGGACGCCTTGGAGGAACGGGTTGGCTGTGCCCCCGTAGGCGGCGTCAGTCATCTCGCACCGGTCGCGGAGGCGGGCGCGGGAAGAGCGGCGGCGAGTCCGCCGGCTTGGGCCTGGGGCGCGCTACCACCAGTCGGATCCCGTCACGAGCCACGAGGGCACGTTCATCGAGCCCGAGGAGAAGGCGTTGGGCTGGTCGGTGAAGGTCCGGCTCATGTCGATCATGTTGGTCAGGTTGTCGCTGTAGAGCTGCCACTGGTCCTTCCACCGCGGGTCGGCGTCCTGGCGCAGCGCCCGGTAGACCCCGTAGTCGTAGACGACGTCCTCGAAGCCCGGGAGGCAGTCCACCGTGTCGGTCGGCGCCACCATCGCCACGGGCTGGCGGTAGTAGTAGACGTTGAGCGAGCCGTTCTGCGCCGGCACCGGGTAGGTGATGATGGTCAGGTTGGGCGGCTGGCTCCACAGCGTGTAGAGGCTGGGGTAGGCCCCGGTGTACTGCTGGTAGATGCCCCAGATGGCGTCCATCTCGTTGAAGCCGCGGAACTCGAGACTGTAGGTCTGCTGGGTCGGGATGCCGCCGGGCACGAACTCCACCCGGTAGATGCGTAGTGAGTCCGGTGGGCCGGTGTACTTCTGCACGTTGGCCGTCACCGGCACCACCAGGCTCGAGCGCAGCGCCTCGGCCTTGCGCTGGACGTCCGCCTGGCCCATGTTCAGATACGCCGTGAGTTGGGCATCGGACCACTCCTGGGCCGACGGTTCGTTCAGAAAGCTCCGCACGTTGGACAAGGCCACCGAGAGCTGAACGGAGGACGCACCCACGCCAGAATCCTACGACGGGGGCCTCGCCCGAGGGGTCAAACCCATACGGGGATCCATGCCTTGCTGGCCCGGTAGGAGACCTGGCACCAAAAGGCGACGGAGCCGGGGAAGATGGCGGGGCAGTTGTTGACCCCCAGAGCGGCCGTCGCGGTCCCGATGACCGGCGCGTGCAGCTCACCGATGGAGTTGGCGTAGTTCTGGATTTGCAGCAGGGCCCTTTGCACCACGGGGTCCTCCACCCGGGCGAGGTCACTGATCAACAGGCGCGGGATCCCCGTGAAGGTCTGCGCGCTCCCCAGATAGGTCGTGTTGGTGGCCATCAGGTGGTCACGATCCGCTCACGGGTGCGGTAGCCCACGACGACGTCGTAGACGACGGGCGCGCCCGCGCTGGTCGCGCTCGCCACCAGCCGGAGCCTGAGCGCCTCGAGGCTGCCCGTCGTATTGCGGCCGGTGTTGAAGCTCTGGCTCTGCACCTCGCGTGTCGTAGCCGACAGTGTCCACGTCTGCCCGCACTGGTGCGCGTTCGCATTGCCGTCGACCAGGTAGACGGCGATCGTGGCGTTGGCGTCGAGCGTCACGTTCGCGGCACGCACGGTGACCTCGCGCGCGTCGATGAGGCGGTCCTTGGCGCTGGGCCGGATGGCGAGGCTCTGCCAGGTGTACGAGTTGGCCGGCTTGGTCCGGTCGAACTGGTACACCAAGGGCGTCGCGTCGGTCAGAGGCCAGGGCACCCCGGCGTACATGATCTGGGGGTGATAGCCGATGGTGTAGTAGAAGAAGCTCGCCACGCTCGGGTCGTACAGCCTCCACCAGCTCCCGCTCTGGTTGTTGTACAGCCAGTTGTTCGAGAAGAGCATCCACGATCCCCATCGCTGCACGAAGTAGCCGTAGGTGCTGAACCCTGAGGGGATGCCGGGGCCGGCGAGGCGGAGCTGGGGCAACGGACGCGAGATGACGTAGAAGTCGTCGTCTATCTGCACGCTGATCTTGGTCGAGGCATTGCCACCGTTCCACACCCACGCGCCCTCATCCTGCGCGCAGTAGAACGAACCGCTGGGATCGGAGGCCACCTGGCCGTACATGGGCCCGGTGGACTTGACCGCAGGCAGGGCGGTGACGGTCGGGTTGTTCAGGTCGCCCTGGACGATCACCGCGCCCCCGCGGCACTTGATCATGAAGAGTTCGCCGGCCGAGACCGAGGTGATCCCTCCGTAGCCGTACGGATTCTCGGGACCGAACACCTCGTCTTGGACCGGCCAGGTCTCGGTGTTCGACGGATCGGTGTAGGACAAGAGGTCAAAGGTCGGCACGTCGGCTCCGGTGGGCCATGACGTCGTGTCGAAGGGCAGCATGCAGATGCGGCCCTGGTGCCCGAAGGTGAACCCCATGGCGTCCGCGCCCGTCGGGATGGTCCTGGTCCCGTAGACGGTCGGGTTGGCCGGGTCGGGATAGAGCAAGAGCGCGTAGCCGATGGAGCCCAGTTGGTTGCCGATGGCGAGCGCGATGACGGGCGTACCCGGCACGGTCGCCGGACCCGACGGTACGACCCGGGTGGCGAAGGGATAGCAGCAGAAGTCGGGCCAGTCGACTCCGACGGGGAACGCACCGCCACTGCCCGTATAGACGGTGTGCGCGCTCGGGGGACTCCACAAGAGAGACTGGAGATAGACGTGGTTGGTACCGCCCGAGTCGGTCCAGCTCTGCACGGTGAGCAGCTCGTTGCCGCCGGTGAAGTCGCCGTTCTGGGCCGTGTTGAAGAGGCACAGGTACTGGCTCTGGGTCGAGCCGACAGGAGTCCCCATCCCGAAGTCGGCCGGCGTGTGGGACTGGGTCATGGCCGGTAGCGGGCCCAGACCGCCGGTGAGCAGGTTCATGCAGCCGACGGTGTGGTTGCCGTCGGCCGCCCCGAGCGGAGCGGGGAAAGGTCCGGGTGATTCCGCCGCCCCTTCGATGCCCACCGTCCACGACGATGAGAAGATGCCCGGGGAGAAGTCGTTGATCAGCAGACTCTGATAGCCGCGCTGGTCCTCAGGCCCCGTCGCCGTATTGGTCATGGCGTCGGCAGCATCACCAGGTAGTCACGCATGGTCTTGAGGGCGTCGATGCGCCCGAGGAGGGACAGCTCGTCCTCCCTGATGCCCGCGGCGGCGATCTCGGCCTCTTGGATGCGCCCCCCGACGTGGGGGGACTGCGCCGCCTTGTACGCCTGGGAGTAGGCCCACAGATATTGCACGCGCACCTCGGACAGCTCGAGGTGGGCCGCGTACAGCTCGCGCGTCAGGTCCTCGAGGTAGGTGCTGCGCTCCTCGCGGCTCTGGAGGTGGAAGGGCTTATTTGGAAGCTGCACGCCCGCGTGGCGCGTCGGTCTCGACGTCGTCTCCCGAGTTGTCGTCGCCCTTCTTGTAGTTCGCCTTCTGCTGCTCTTCGAGCATGCGGATCTGCATCTTCATCTGCTCGATGGTCGAGGCGATGTCGTAGTTCTCGGCCGAGTCTGAGATGTGGCCGTAGACGTGGAGACCACCGGGGTCGGTCGCCGGGCAGAAGACCTCGTGCTCGTCGGCCGTGGTGATCGTCACGTCGGGCACGATCTCTGACACCTTCACCGCGTCGGTGTCGTAGAGGCCGTAGAGGACGCTCAGGCGACGGGTCTCCTCTGGCCGGGGGGCGATGTCGCCCACCTTGCCCTTGCGGTCCTCGAAGCGCTGGCCCTGGGTCATGATCGAACGGGGGTCGCCGAAGTAGACCCGGACGACGTCGAAGGGGACGAAGCGCTGCTCGCCCTTCTCCATGCCCCCCAGGTAGTCGACGCCGTCCCAGACGAACTTGTTGGCCGGGATCGGCCCGTCGACCGGGGTGACATCCACCGCCCCGGTCGCCTTGTCGGTGACTACGAGGTGGCCGTGACGGCCCTTGTAGACGATACGGAAGTTGTCCTCCACACTGAGCACCGGCATCTGGGGGTTGAGCAGAGTCATGCAACCAGGCTATCTGCCGTTGCGCTGACGGACCAGGATCCAGAGGATGCCCGTGATCACGCCCAGCCAGAAGGCGATCAGCCCCTCCCCTACAGCGAGGGCAGTGTCCAGGTCTTAGGTCTTTTCGAACCAGATGTTGACCAGGCCCGTGCCCGATATGGTCACCGCCTCGAGCACGACGCCGTAGTTCAGGCCCGCCGCGGCCACCGTCGTACCGGCGTCGGCGAGCGCGCCCGCCGTCGCCGCGCTTCTGATCACACGATGACCCACCACGGTCGGTGAGACCGAGGCGTCCAGCAGGGCGCGGCAGAAGCCGTGGATGGCGACCTGGCCCAATCCGCCGACACCACCGGAGACCCCGGCGGCGGCGATGGAGGTCGTCGGGCCCGCACCGCCGATGGCGACTCCCATGTCGAGCGGGGCCGTCGTGGCGGTCGCGCTCGACGCGCCCACGCCGTAGAGGGCGGGGGTGGGGCCCGCGATCGGCGTCTGGATGGCGCAGAGCGTCCCGTTGGGGATCGCCGTCGTCGTGGTATTGACGACGTCCTGGGTGACGGGGCCGGCGTAGGCACCGACGAGTGAGCCTTCACCGCCCGCTCCGGCGACGTTGGTGAGTAGTGCGTCAGGCATCGAGGCTCCTTATGGTCATGCGGTCAGCGCAGTGAAGCGGCCTTGGCGGGAGATGTTCCCAGCGGTCAGGTTCCCGGCCCAGAGCAAGAGGGCGGTCATGGCGTCCTGGTTGACCGGGGTCTGGAAGTCCTGCAGCTTGAAGTTCGCCATCTCCGAGACTATGAGTTCAAAATAGTCCTCGTTGAGGAAATAGGGGCCTCCGGTCAGTGCGGTCGTGCCGACGTGGGAGTCGGTGACGTACGGCACGCCGTTGAACAACAGGTTCTCGAAACCGGACTGGGCGAGCTGGATGTCCTTGCCCCCGGGCTGGACGGGGAACTGCTGGGGGGTCAGGTTCAGGTTCCAATAACGCGTGAAGTTCGCGTTGTTCGACACGATGATCGTGGGCGAACGGCCACCGCTCGTGCAGTTCATGAACATGTTCTGCAGCGCCAGCAGGGTCGTGGTGGTCGTGGTCGAGTCGATCTGGGAGTTCCACCACGAGTTGGAGGAGTGGCTGATGCCGGCGTAGGTCGAGCCGACCGTTCCGTTGTCGACCACTTCTTGGAGGCCGTCGATGGTCAGCGAGTTCGTGCCGTCGGCGAAGAGCCCGCCGCCGAGCGTGTCGAAGAGGTCCATCTCGGCCTGCTTGAACTGGGTGGCGATGTAGTCCACGATCGAGTCCGCGCCGTCGGTGCGCAGGAGCGTGAGCCCGTCGACGGTCACCGCCGAGTACGCCTGCTTCCACGCCAGCGCGCCGTTCTGGATCGAGTCGGTCGGCTGCACGTTGAGCATCTGGTAGCCCGAGTACCAGCCGCCCGCCGCCATCTTGGTGTACATGAGCGGGACCTCGATCTGGGTCCCTCCCTTGATCACGATCTTGTTCATCTTGTTCCAGCGCGAGAACAGGACGTTCGATCCGTAGATGTTGTCCACGATGCGGGGGATGATGTAGCGCCTCGCGATGGCGGTGACGGTGTTGGTTCCTATGGCGGTGACAGCCACGATCTAGCTCCTTAGAGGATGTTCTGCTCTCTCAGCCATTGCGATGCCTGGCTCTTCATCTCCCGATCAGAATCCGCTTTGCGCTCGGGCTCGGGTTGGCGGCTCGCACCGGCCGACGATCCTGCGATGCCGGCGAGCTTGGTCTTGCGGGCCTTCGACTCTGCGGCCTTCTCTTGTCTGGGCGAAGGAACCCCCCTCGCCTTTGCGGAAAACTCTGGATGATCCATGTAGGCCATTTCAAGGGCCTTCACCACGGCGTCGGGACCGGGCATCGTCTGGGCTATCCCGGTGACGATGTTGAGGGCCTGGGCGTGCAGGCGGACCGTGGCGATGTCGTCTTCGTTCAGCTCGGGGTGGTTGGTGCGGAACCGTCCCACGCCGTCGTTGATCTCGGCGCTCACGCGCGCCTGGGTCGCCGCCTCGGCGTTCGCCTCGAGCGTCCGCTGCATGCCCGCGATGGCGGCGTTCTGGGACTTGAACTGCTCCCACATGAAGCGCTGCGAGGGGTCCTCGAGGTCCAAGA